CCCCTGCTCCCGAAGCCGCTTTTTTGCGTAGCTCATCCGTCAAAAACCGCTGAAAACCGTCATTTTTCGCAAAAAGACGTTTAACACAGTGAGCTAGCATATGCCAGAAAAAGGTACGGCAAGGTACGGTCGGGTACGGTCAGGCTTTTTTCGTTTTCTTCTTCGCGCCGCCCTTCAGCAGATCCGCATCTGCCTTACGCGCCCCACCCTTGCCACTGACAAAACTATTCACACGGCCCCTCGACCAGCTCGTCATGTTTGTGCCTGGTCTGCTACCGCTGGACAAAAACGCTGCCTTGCCACGCTGCAGAACCTTACGAAGAGTTGAAACACTGAACCGGCTTTCGGCTGCCTTCTTCCGCAGGAAAGCCTCGTCAGAACTACCGCCGCCGCGTTTTTTTGCGGGTCTTTTTTTTGCCTTGGTTGCCACGAGCTTCATTCACCTTTTTCAGATCAATTTTTTCACCACGTCGATAGGCGGCTGCAGTGCGCTTAATCTCTGCAGCCTGCTTCGACGGACTACGCGCCCCTCGAACATACTTGGACGGTAGGCCCGTGTTTTTGTCCTTGGGAACGCGCTTGAACTTACGCCGGGGCATCTAGTAGCTCATGCGCCCCATGCGACCGCCGCGACGCATTGCTGGCTTCTTCTTCTTTGCTGCCGCACGCCTTGGCTTGCGCTTGGGCATCACCTTTTTCATTTTCATCATTCCAGGCATGTCAACCTCACTTTCCATGTTTACGCATCGCCGCTCGATGCGATTCTTTGAATGTTTTTCCGGCACGCATTAAACGTCTCATTTCGGCCATATGCTTGGCAGTGTGATGCACCTTGTGCCGTTTCAATGCCGCCTCTTGGCGTGCCGTGAGCTTTTTCATCTTCATCAGCAATCCCACTTTCTCAGCGCCTTGTTGATCCGGCTGTTAGGATCACGCGCTGTCTTTTTGCTGGTGAGCTTCTTCTTCATGCCCAGCATCCTGGCGCAGAAGGACTTGCGACGAGCTGCGGCCTTTGGGCTGCGCTTTGCCTGCTTTCTTGAAACGGGTGCCTTGAGGTTCATGCCCTGGCGGCGTGCAGATGCCCTGCCCTTGCGGTTCAGGCCACCAGATGGAGACTTGCCAGCCGAGCGCTGCCAAGTAGGCGTCCTAGCCATCTGCGACGGCTCTGATCCGGTCGCTTATGCGATAGGCGCGGTGCGGTGTTTGCTCCTTAGCCCAGCGGCTGTCGAGGATTTCGTCAGCTAGTGCCGACCAGTTGCCTTCGTTGGCGTAAGCCACCGACTTTTTGAACTTGCTCAAAGTCGGCCGGCCAAGCTGAAACGCCATGTTTGCCAGACAGAGCTGTATCTCCTCCGGCATATTGTCAAAGTCTTTGAAGATCATGCGGCAGTCGTCAATCGTTACCGCAATGTCACTTTCAAACGCTTCGTTGATTCGGTCGTCGCTGACCTCTGTGCCGACTGGCAACGGCCACTCAGGATCATCAAGAGTCACGAGATGGCCCACCCCCAAAGTTTTGTGCCCGAGTGAGCACAAATACAAAGAGTTCACGCGGCCCTCATCGCTGGCAATCTGTTCGCGCAATAGCTCAATATTCATGCGCGCCTCGTCTTCTTTTTCTTTTTCCTCTTGTTGAGGGCCGTGAAGTCAGCGCGAGTGATTTTGTTGCGCGGCTTGGCAGCGGCAGCCAGGCGCTTCTGCTTTGGGGAATACTTGGAGAACGGCATTACTTGGCAATCCCTTTTGTTTTCTCAAAGGTACGCAGACCGCCTAGCCCCAACATGCCCATCAGAACTGTCAGCAAAGACGACATATCGAAGGTCGGCAAATCAGGAATAGTGACGCCGATGTAGGCGCATACAAACATGGTTAGGGGCGCTAAAACGAAATGCCACGCCAAGGCAATGCCGCACGTCCAGCCCACAAAAGGACGCCAGCCAGCTACAAAGATGCTGCGGTGCTGTGCCTCTGCTTTATTGATTTCAAGCTGCCCTTTAGCCAGCTCCTGAGCGTGGTTCTGTGCCATCGTGGCGACTTCATGCGCCAGCCGCGCCTTCTGGTCTTTGTCCTCGATGAACTTGTCCAGCAGTCCAGTCACCGGCCCAATCAATGCTTGGATCACTTTTTATCTCCCATTTGAGTGAACCCCATGTAAGCGCCCACAACGCCGCTTAGCGAGATGTACAGCAACGGGCTGACCTCGCTCAGTAGCTTGATGCGGGTGTCGGGTATAAAGGGCATGAACAGCAGGATCGTGTAGACGCCCATACCAATGAGCGCGAACCTGGCAAGCCGGAGCTGCGCTAGGTGTTTGCGGCTTTTATCTTCTGTCTCTCGGATCTCGCGTGCGCGTTCTATTTCTGCGTCAGAGACGACGCCATCATTGTCAAGATCATAACGCTCAAACTCGCTAGACCTCTCCAGCTTTTTCTGGGCCACTAAGGTACGTTTCTGCCCATCAACTCAAGAGCCACATCGCCAGCACCTACGCTTGACGACATGGTGCCACCGCCAGCGGCTGCAACTTGCGGATTCACAATCAGTCTTGTAAGGCGCGGCAACACAGAAGGTGCGTGTTTTCTCAAGACAGCTTTGATGCCCTTGCCTTGCAAATCACGTTGAATGGCCTGCAAGTCTGCTTCGCCTGTTGCTGTCAACATAGATGACAGTTGGTTTGCTACCTCGCGCAGTTGTGCGTCTTCCAGCCCTTTGAAATCTGCGCTAATTGAACGACGCACCAAATCTGTAAGGCCGGTGGCTGGGTCGCGTGCCGCGCCTTCTTTCATGCGACTGACAAACTCGCCACGTTGTGCTGTTTGACTGCCACCTAAAACGGCGCGTGAAGTGTCACGCATAATGATTTCATCATTCAGCCGATTCAGAAACTTGTCGGCGGCAACCTTGCCCTCTTCAGTCTGTGGAAAGGTCAAGCGCAGTAATCTTTGCCGCATCGGACTACGGACCAAACGCTGCGCTGCTGTGCGCTCTGCGCCGCTATCAATTTCGTTCAAAATGCCCTGCATGGCACCAAGGCGAAACCCCTCTAACTCAGATTGAGAAAAGTCTCCAACCAAATCAGCCAACTCTTCTGGGTTTGCACGCAAAAAGTTCTGGCCTTCGGTCATGGCATCCATCACCGCCGACTTGCCTGACCAGTAATTTCTGGCAATTCGATATGTAGGATTTGCATCATCCAGCAGTTCAAGAAACGCCCTGCGCGTGCCAGCTACTGCGCTAGAGTAATCTTTACCAGCGTTGCTGGCGATGCCTTTCGCCGCAAAAGCCTCATCATCTAGGCCACGTTTGACATAATGCAAAAATCTAGTTGGCAGCGTGCGAACCACACTTCCTTGTGGTCCGATCAATTTGCCATTGGTCCCAACATTAAATTTTGGCAGATTCACACCTTCTTCTGCCGCAATGTTGTACGCACGATCCAAAGCAGATCGCACCGCAGGGCGGCTGAATATTTTTTCTAAATCGCCACTAATACGCACGTTTTTACGGTAGGCACGCTGATAGAGCCTATCGCCCGTCGTTTTGCGTGCTGTTTGTAGCGCTTTAAACTCATCAAAAAATGCTGCGCGACTGCCAAACGCCTCTTGCAGATCAGTAGATAAACGGCCCAAAACGCCTTGGTCACGCAAACGCAAAAAGCGTTGTGCTGAACCCTTGCCTGGCCCAGGCAGAACGTTGACAGCATCAAGCAACGCCTGACTGTTTGGCCCAAGGTCAGCCAGTGTGTAAGGCTTGCCGGTGGTGTTTTTGTTAAGAACATACAGCACAGCTTCTTCAACCGACTGCGCGTCATTCTCAAGTGCTTCTTTCAGCAGTTCACGCGCTTGCTGATTGGCGAGTGTTTTTGGACCTCGCAGCATACGCCCAACACTGCCTGCAACATTAGTAAGTGGGCGTGACACAAGTTCGACGGCTGGTGCAGTTACACCGCCGACTGCTGCACCAACAGCGGCATCCGGCAACCTTTCTGTGGGTGTGCCTTCACTTGCTCCGAAGCCAAAAGCGCCCCCATAAGCCATCCCTGGCAATATTTGTCCTGCCACGCCACGCGCACCCGCACCTCGCGTCAAAGCCACGTTGCCTGCCGTACCTATAAGCTGTTCAACTGTTGAGGCCACAGGTCGTTCCGTAGAACTTTCCTCAAGTTGTCCTCTCTCAATCAAAACAGCGTCATCGTAACTTAAACCTGGCGTGACCGCAGATCGCAAATATCCCAGAATCTCGTCACCGGTGTTAAAGGTCAGTCCTTGAATAAGATTAGCAACGCGAGGGCTTGTAAAAGCACCAGAATCTATGGCGTCTAAAGTTGCTCTGCCTTCAGGCGTAAGTTTGTTATCAAATTTTGCGTCGTTTAAGGCCTCACGGTATTTCTGCAACATTTCAAAATTATTTTTTTTGCTCATTGCCGTTACTCCGAAATAAGTCCGCGCGTAATCAAATCATCCACAACGCTTGCGGGTTGCACGTCGCTTGCTGCAATGCCAGTTATGCGTTGGAACTCTTCTTCCAAAGTTTTAGTTGCTTCAGTAAACAGCGGATTGTTCTCCTGAAATTTCATCAAATGATCACCAAGTTTGAATCTGCCCATTGGGTCATCAGTGATGCCTGCGGGGTCTGCTTCTGTGACTGTGCTTTGAATAAACCTGTTGGCCTCTTGAAACAGTGCAATATTTCTTGCTTCGACAATCCGTATGGTTTGCAGCATCAATCTGTTGCCTGCAATTGACTTGGTTAATTCGGGACTGGCCTGATTAATAAAACTCAAATCTGCGTCAGTCGGATTGTAACCAAGTTGTTTTACACGCGGCAGAACAAGTTCATTTGAAGCTGAAAGAAAATTCTCTTTCCCAGCAATTTCCTTGACGGCATAATTAGGGTTAAAAAACTGTCCGGCTTGTTGCAAAGCCAACCCGAATCTAGCACCAAAACCCGTATTTATTCCCTGATCTAATAGACTAAGCATTTGATCTGCCTTGCCTACCGCTGTGCGTGAGGCGGTTGCCGCTGTTTCTAAGTTTTCAAACTTTTCAATCAGAGATTTGTTAGATTCTTTTGCCATGTCCACAGTAATATTTGTGGTGGCAGGCGTAGCCCCTATTTGCTTAGTCGCACCGGCACTAGAACGCTGATATTTTTGGCCTTTACTTGTGTCAAAGCCCTCTGCTTTTGCCTGTTCCTCCGTCAACGTCGTGTAAGTAACTGGCGCAGCTCTGCGCTGCACAACACTACCAATGCTAATGTTTTCTGCGCCGGTCAGCGGGGTTGTGGTCTTGTTTTGCACAAACGTCATGTCGCCCTGGTCTACAAGGCTTGACTGGGTGGTCGGCTGTAAAAGGGCTGACATTAGTGCCGGCTCAAACGTGCCAGGTGCGGCTTGAGCCATAGCGCGAATTTGCGGCGATACGTTCTCTGGCAGCGCACCCATCAGTGCCTCTGTAGCCTGCGCCTCACGCTGCGCC